GTGTAGGAACCTTTGCCTTGATTGCATAGATAAGTGCAAACATACTCTTACCAGCATTAGGTGCAGCAGCAACCATACATACTTGCCCTCGTCTAAACTTGATGGACTGAGCAGATAGCCCTGTCCATACATCAGGCAATGGCACAGCCTTAATAGTGCTGGTACCTAGCGCCCTCTTTAGATCAAGCAACTTCCTCATCCCCTCCAAGATTTATTCTGCGAACTCTTCTTACTGCTAGACGTTCACGTGGTGCAAGCCCACCCCATATACCGAACTGCTCCTTGTGGATTCCCCACTCAGCGCACTCAGTCTTATGAGTACAACGTTTACAGATTGATTTCGCATACTGACTTTCACTGAAACTTACTGTTCCCTCTTTGTCAGGGAACCAGAAGTCTCCACCTATCTGTGCACATAGCGGGTTCTCGTACTCACGAGGTTCCCGCATCGTATTATCTTAGGAAGATAGGGTCGCACTTATCTGCTGCACCCTTTGGTGCAGAGCACATCCACGCTTTCCAAGGTCCACGTGCTGATGTTCCAGTACGGAAGGTCATATTGCCGTGCTTGCAGGTAGGTGCCTGTCCTTCAGTAACTACTGGAGCAGGTGCTGCAACTGGTGTTGCGTTAAAAGATTCTGCAACTGATGCAACTGTTGGTGCTGGAGTGTAATTTGTTTTACCTACTAGTTCAGAACCTGTTGCACGAATGTTTGCAGCATTCATAGCAAGGTCTGCAAGACCTGCTTCTAACTCTGTTGCACTTGCTGCGTAAAGATTAATAAGAGTTCCATCACTTAACTTGTAATTGATTTGGAACTTTGTGCCTTCTGTAGCCATTTACTTTCCTCCAGTTTGTTTGATTTGTAACCGTTGTGATTCACTGCCTGACTTCTTAGGTACAAACCCAAGTAGTTTTTCTACCTCTTCACTGTCAATACTTTCACGACCCTTGACAGTTGTCCAACTGACTTCTACTCCACTAGGTGTGATACCTAGTAGTCCTTCAAAAGAAGTCTTCAAAGAATCTTGGTGCTTTTCTAACTCTTTAATCTGCGCTGCTAACTGTAAGTACAACAGCGCATTTCTGTCAATATCAGCATCATCAATGATTACATCACTGACTGCCGTATGTTCTTTTTTTATACCAACGCATCCCATCTCACCTGATGCGTCATAGAACTTACAGTAGAACTTACAGTAACTACTATCTCGTTCTGGATCTGGTGCCTCTGTTGCAGTCTTGATTGCTTCTAGCCAATTCAATGCTTGCAGTGCAACTGTCTCATCATAATCTTCTGTATGTACTTTGATATCTCGTTCGTCACCATCACGTGCAATAGCAACCAGAGACACACGCTTTACATCGTGACCATTCTTTGCTAGTAGATAGCCATAAGTCTGCACCTGCCAGCGTTGCTGTGTCGATGGGAAGTACGAAAGGTTTTTCACCTTGCTCGTCTTCCAGTCAATGACATCGCCTGTTCCTGGTACGAAGCAGTCGATGTGTGCTTTCATACCGTTGTACTCAACAGATGTTTCAATCAGCACATCAGGATTATCTGCTAGTGCTCGCTCAATCTCTGCGTGAATAGCAGTACCCATAATGGCTGCTAACTTCATCTCGTTCTCATTGGTTTCAGGCTGATCGTTTAATCTGTACCAGACTTTACGACGACAGCCACCCAACTCTGACGGTCCTATCTGTACCTGTGTAGAACGTGAACGCTTAGCATCAACTGCACGTAGTGCAGTAAGTAGCAGTTCCTTTGGGTCAGTCATTGGTTTGCCCTCTTTCGTGCAATAAGAAAGCAAGTCTACACGCTTTCCATCCCTGCTCAAACCAGTAATGTGCAGCGTATTCACCTGTCGCAATAACATCTTTGAACTCTGGTTTTACATAATCGTAAGTATTAAACTCCATTGCTACATCCTTTCCTGGACTACTAACTGTATGGGCTTACCAGTATTGGAGTCAAGGACCGACGCGATCTCTACTGCCTTCCTAGCGTGTCGCTTGGCGTAGGCTAACTCCATATCAGGCTTGACAATTGAATACAGATAGCCAAGAGCAAGTTGACCCCCACTACCAATGCCGTACGTTCCGTGATTTGCTTGGAAAAAAGAGAGATCACAAGCAATACGAAAGATATTGCCGTTAAAAGCAATGAGATAATCGAAGCCACCATCTTTGTCCACCTTGTTGTAGTCGTAGTTGTTATCTGTAAATGCTTGGTTAATACTGGGGATGATCTTCTTGCCCATAAATTGTGCTGGATCTTCGCCACGATACAACGGTGGCTTCCAATTGTAGGCAAGGATATCTCCTGGTCGTGTGTCTCCTGAGATTCCTACTAGATACTTACCAACCTCAACGATCTTGGGTGTACTGGTTGCAAGAGTCACGAGATTATCTTCTGTGATCTGTGAGTCTGCTACTAGAACTGCGTAATCAATTCCTTCTATCGCTGCGATTGTTGTCATACTGGAATCATATCAGTCATCGGTGTGTCGTCGCATAGCGACACCTACTGGGCGCTACAATATGAGCCGTGAGGCGAATAAAACCAAAGGGTGCCCCAAAGGGGCACGATGGTACGGTACTGACTGTGCGGCTCCGTCTACCAAGGCTGCCAAAATTTAGGTCTAAACTACCAGACAAATTTGGTACGGATCTACGAGATTTGGGTCCAATACACGTTTGTCCCTGTGGCTCACAAGTCTTTTCTATAATGGCATCCTTTGAAGATCACGAACTAGTCTGGTACTTTCTTGATGGTACCTGTGTTAACTGTGGCAACATCGTCACCGTCCCTTGTCCAGTAGATAAAGATGAGACACAGACTCTCTGAGATTAACGAAGAAGAACGCACAGGATTGTGCACAGTTTGTGGTCCCACCAGAATAAAGATGCGAGATAAGTCTAAGCCTCTGTCTGGTAGATACAGGTGCAATACCGTATACAAGGTCAATCAAATGAAACTACGCTCCCCTTACCACGCATACCGCAAGGACTACTGCGAGCAGTGTAACTTCAGGCCAGTACATATCAGCCAATTAGATGTAGACCACATAGACGGTGACCGCTTTAACAATGACCAGTCAAATCTACAGACACTGTGTGCCAACTGCCATAGGCTCAAGACCCACCTGGCAGATGACTACAACTCAGGGATAAATTAGTTTTATGGCATAAAAAAAGAAGCCCCTCCGAAGAGGGGCCTCTTTCTGCCTCGCATTAGTGGGTTACTTAGACCCACGTCCAAACTCTGTAGCCTTTGGATCCAATGCCTTTAGCAGTGGACCTGCAATAGCAGCAAGACCTGCTGATGCTAAAGCCTTTGGATCTGTCACACCTGCAAGATACAGGGCGATTATTGCTGCAATTCCAGCACGCAAATAAGTTGCTGCAACTGCCTTTAACTTGTTCTTATCCATTGTTACTCCTTTGGACTTGTTGGTTCTTTCTTCTTTGGTAGTGGCTTAATTGCTGCCTTAACCTTTCCGACAACCTTTGGCTTACCCAACCAAGGGAACCAAGGGGAAGTGTCGTCTCCACATCCTTCTTTGATTGAGATGTGAAGATGCTTGTTGTGCTTATTGCTACCTGTGTAAACACGGTCGCCTTCTTTGGCACGATCTGCTGACCAAATCTTGCCCTGGAAAATAAGATACTTAACACGCTTGTCTGCCTTGAGTTGTTGGAACAAAGCAAAGCAATCAATGCCACCCAACTTATCGTGGGTTAGATCAACACCATATCCAGTATTGTGATCTGAATTAGGATTCTGATGGATGTGTGCCTTGCTCGGCAATAGTCCATCCGAAGCCTTCTTGCGTAGTGGACATATCGCTGTGGCTTGTCGAAGGACAGCAATAGCGGCAGGCGTGGCTTTCTTTGCAACAGGTTTCATCTTGATTCATCTTCCTTCTTCTTACTCTTGAGTCCATTAGCAGATACGATTCCTGCCAGGGTTCCAGTGAGGAACACAGTCAGGGTAGATACAAGTTCAATAAAGGCTGCATCATTAGGTGCTTGCTTCATTGGTTGTGTTACAAATACCAATGCCCATAGCAGGGCAAAGACTGAGCCAGCAAATACCAACGCTAATATGATGCCAATAATGACAATCAATCTAGCGTGTAGTTCTTCTGGGGTATATCTATTTCTTGCCATCAAATACCTCTGGTAATAAGTCGGAGGAACAGGTGCCAGTTACTTCACATTGCGGAGGGTTACACTCAGGCTTTTCCCAGTTCTCAAACTCTTGGCACGGGTATCTAACCCAGCCCTGATAACCGCAACCGCTAAGAGTTATTGCGAGAAAGAAGGATGCGATAAATTTCTTCAACTTGTCGCTCCAATCTTGTAACCGAATCCTTTAATGAACTACCAGAGTTTGGCTTGAGTTCATTAAGGTAATGCTTAACCAACCAGCGCACTGCTGCAGTAAAACCACCGATGATTGTGCATACTGCAACAGCAACTGTTGCGTAGTCTTGTGCCTGCATTAGACCGTCCTAATGGTTACTAGGAGCGTTCCTCCGTAGCCAGAGAATCGCTTATCCGAAGGGGTAGCATTTCTAAAGTCCATCTCTTCGATAAGTCCAATGTAGGATTCACCAGTTCTAAAGTCTTCAACGCGGATAGTGTCACCTACGTTTTCAATGTTTTCTAATTGGCTCATACGATCATAGGCAGAACCCTCAAATCCAACCTCTACTCCGAAGTGATCTGATTCGTGGTCGTAGCAAGACAATGGATACTGAATCAATCGCTGACGTGGAATAGCAGGCAAAGCCTTGATCTGATAACCAGTAAACAACGGACCCTTAGAACTATCAGTAGATGAACGAGTCAGAGTGAACTGGAAGCCAAGGTATTCTTGTGATGCCTGTGGATAATTGATGTTAACTTCTGGAACAGATGCCTCTTGTGCAAAGGTACCAATGCGGAAGTAGTTGTCGGCATAATCAATGGAGTCAATGTTTAGTCCACCATTAGCAGTATCTATACGAGCCTGAAGCAACTTAAAGATCTTGAGTTCTAGTGTGTTGTATCGGACGTAACCTGTACGTAAGAATCCTTCTGCCAATAAGGTAGATGCTGATTCAATATAGATATCACCATTGGTGCCATTGCCAGCGTTACAAAATGCTAAACGGTTGGTGTCACCAAGGAAAGCACAGGCTGTGGTGTGGTGGCCTAGCGTATCTGCTGGGTCATATAAGTCATAGGCATAAGGGAACTGAAGGTTACCTAATGGTTGACCCATATCTACACGAGTCACACCGACCTGACCATCAACGCCAGAGGCAGCCCAGATGTATCTATCACGGAAACTAAAGTCATAGACTGGTTGAGTCGATTCAAAGATTAAAGCACCGTACGTAATAGACCCATCTAACTGACTTGCATCTGCCATACGCATACCTTGGCTAGTTCCAATAGCCATATTGCCAAGGTAGTAAGCAATTCTAAATACAATCTCACCTACTGGTAGTTCTGCTGCAGTGATAGCACTGGTCAAGGTAGGCATAGCACCAGCAGTAGACAAGGTAAACTTGTAGATGTTGGACTGGATACCTGAGTAGCCTGCAATATAGATAGCAGCACCACTTGAAGTAATGCTAGTAAAGATGTGGTCTGGGTCATTGTGTGTATAGACCGCAGCAGGTAGTGATGTTGCAGTGCTGGAGAACTCGTAGACCTTATCGTTGACACACATTACGATACGCTCTTTGGTGTATTCCATAACAGCGTTTGCTACAACGATTCCAGTAGCATTAAACATTAGAGTTTCTGCAACGCTTGAATCATCTGATAGTAACTTCTTGTACACGTGGATCTTGTTTGCTCCACCTGCAGTCTTATTGGTTACCCAATAGGCATAGACACCATCATCACAGATAGCAAAGACAGGCTCATCTGCTCCTGATGTGTAATCAATAAAGTGAATAACTTCTGCAACACCTGTACCTACTGGAGATACAGCAGTTGATGCAACGTTAGTTGCAGTCTTAGCATAGGTAAAGGTAGTGGTCGTTGGTACGCCAGTAATGCGGTAGGTACCATTGAAGGTAGCATCCACGCCAGTGATAACGATTTCCATACCAGTACATAGGCCGTGTACTGCAGTAGTAGTTAGTGTTGCTACGTTAGAAGTCAAAGCCTTGTTGTTAATAGATACTGTGATCTTTGGGAAGACCTTATCTACATCGTACTCATCGGCTAACAAAATACCATCATACTTAATGCTGTTCTTAGTCCATTGGATAGAACGTGCATACTGCCAAGGACGTCCATTGGCTTGAATGCCACCAGTAGTTAAATGCTGTGCATCACAAGACTTGAGCAGTGTTGCCTGTCCCTTAGTCCAGACATCAATACCTTTGGACTCTGTGTACTGGAAGCGAAGCGACTCATCCTGGATAGGTTCAAAGAACTTGATGCCTTGTCCATAGTGGAAAGAAGATTGGCTACGCACCCACCAACCAGTCAGTGTCTGCTCGCCAGGCTCACGGCTCTGGTCAATCTGTTGCTTGCGATACTGCGCTGTTACGCGACGATATGGTGCATCGTCAGAGTTCAACAGAAAGAACGGCAGACCTGCGATTGCTATATCGTAGGCTTCACCTGTTGCTGAGTAATTAGTGGCACCTGCTGGATTGGAAAGGGTATAGACCAGTCCCTCGGTAATGTCGTCGCCATAGGGCATTGATTACTCCTTGATTGATTGGGTTTGTCGCATAAAAGTAGAGTAGTTTAGCCACGTACTCAGGTGGTAATGCTTATTAAGTTTTACTTATATTCTTTCTTGTGCCACCACAATTTCTTATAGCGGTCAAAGAATGTTCTGCCAAACTTATGTAAATCAGAATTAAATTTGTTTCTTTCTTTTTCTCCACCTAAAATAGATTCCCAGGCTTCACGCTTAAATGGAATAATTTGAAGAAACGGTGTGCCTGCAGGAATCAAGCCCTCAAAATTTGGATCACGTAATTTCAAAAACATATTAAAAGGAATAGAGAAATCATCAGTATCTACAATCCCACTAGCGCAAGTAATCGGGCCTAGTTCGTGGTGTTGCGGTTCCATTACCATAATGGACCAACCTTTAGGAGTTTTAATACTCCAAGGGATGTTGATTCTTACTGCATAATTTATATCTCTAGAGTAAGGATGGTTTTGAAATTGCTCGATAGCCTGAAATACTATTGCATCATTTGATCCCCATTGAAAATGAGGGCCTTCTGGAGTTTGACGGATATAGATGTCATAAGGTGTTTCCATAATGTAACCTGCAGTCATCATATCCCAAACTGGCATACATCTTTTGACGGTTGCATATGGTATTCCTACTAAAGAAGGTTCCTTTTTGTTATCAGGATTATTGTAAGACTTTGCATCTTTATACCATTGAGGTATGTACTCTTTAGCAGGTTTAGGCTTTTCTAAAACACCGTCAGGATTGTGAATATCAGTAAAGATAATTTTCATAGCACCTCCTATAATTTACTTAGAGGGTACTGTATCCAAATCCCAAACGCAAGTTTCTTCATTAAGCGTCCAGTCAAGGACTCTTCCTGATTCAAAGGTAATTGGTTCAGGCTTAGGAGGTATAAAGGCATCACGGTTTTCATCATAAGTGTAACCAACGCCTGCAAAATTCTTTCTTAAAGGTGTCCCACCTGTTAGATGAATACCTTCCTTAGTGTTGTAAGATGTTTTAAGCCATCTTCCACCAAGATTATCTAGTAACCATTGGTAACCTTCATCACCATTTGGATCATTAGAGTCAGTAACTAAAACTCGAACAACAGAATTGTTCTCATCAACCTCTGCCCAATGTGCCATTAGTCTACCTGCGCTTTCGTATAACGGAAAATAACAACACCAGAACCACCATTACCTGCAGCAACAGTTCCGCCGCTTTGACCAACAGATACGCCACCCGAAGCACCACCAGTATTTGCAGGAGAGTTAGAAGAACTTGCGCTTTGAGCGCCAGCAGTTCCACCACCTGAGCCACCTAATCCAGCACCAGAACCACCACCTGAGTAGCCACCGCCACCGCCAGCAAAGTAATAAGTTCCGCCTACGTTTTCACCTAATCCTGTTACTGAACCCCAACTGCTAAAGGAAGAACTGCCAATGCCGCCATCTGGTCTTGCCTGTGTTGCAAAATCTATACCTTGAGCGCCTGCACCACCGCCGCCTTGAGAAGTTCTAACATTTGTTCCACAGGTATTTCCGCCTCTGTTTCCTTGTCCCGATGTTCCATTAGCAGGTGCAACGCGAACATTTCCAGAGCCGTAATTTTGATAGATATATCCGCCTCGACCTGAACCAGTTCCACCACCCAATGCAGTTGTATAACCTGTGACTTCAGAGTTGCTTCCAGTTCCGCCACCACCAGCACCTACTGTAACCGTAAGTGTAGATGGAGTTATTGTGCTGCTAGAAGAACTTATCAAACCTCCAGCGCCACCGCCATAACCAATATACCATAGAGCAAAACCAGTGCAAGGGTCAACGGAATAACCACCTGAACCACCATTTTGACCACCAGCAACAATTAACACATCAGCGGTTAAATTTGCACCTGAAACTGTTAAATTACCGCTAGATGTAAATGAACGATAGTAGTAAGTAGCATCTGATGTAAGAGTTCCACCAGTAACTGTAGGTTTAGGAACAGTAGGTGTAATGCTATTAGATGCAGCACTGGCATCTGAGGCTACTCCATAGTTTGTTGTACCAGATACCTTGAATGTGTAAGCAGTACCGTTAGTCAATCCAGATACTGTGATTGGTGATGAGCCAGTTCCTGTTAAAGAACCTGGAGTAGATGTAGCAGTATAGGTAATTGTTCCCTTACCAATGTAAGTAGATGCTGTGTATGCAACTGTTGCTGACGCATTACCTGCAGTTGCAGTACCAATGGTAGGTGTGGTTGGCTTCTTACCGCCAGAAGGTGGATTGCCTACAATTCTCATACAGATAAATCTCCTACAATTAAGAATGTATTAGTTGCAATACAGATAATTGTTGCTGATGAATACTTGGTACGAAGCACATTTCCTGGTGTTGCACGTAAAACTGTGGTGCCATCTGAACCAATAGTTACTAGTCCATCACCTAGAGATGTCACGTTAATTTGCTGGCCTACAGTAAAGACTCCATTAGGCACAGTAATAGTTGCAGCAGATGCACTAGTAACTGTAATTAACTTATTAACATCTGATGCAATCAGTGTGTAAGAAGCAGTCTTAGCATTAAGAGTTAAATCTGTAGGTGTTGGAGTTGCCCATTTGACTCCTAGTGTCTGTGTTGAGTCTGCAGTCAAAACCTGTCCGTTGGTTCCAACGGCAAGGTTATCCACAACCCCAGATGAGGCACCAACGAGTAAATCTGCCTTGGCAGTTACTACTGACTCAGGTACTGCAGCATCTGCTGTGGCTACTCCTGCTGTATAGAAGTTAAGATCAGCACTAGTAAGAACGTGTTTGACCGTCGCACCACCACTGTGTGAAATAGCAGAGGTGCCTGCTTGGCCACGAACAATGGTAAAGGTGTCGCTGGACACCGCAGTGATGTAAACAATTTCTTCGTTCTGTGTATCTACATCTAGCGCCACTGTAAAGATATCTGTATTACCAGCAGCAAGAGTCACACCACCCATAAGGGCAGAGCCTGTACCAGCAGCAACTGTCATTGATGTTGCACTGTTAGAGATTCCCGAAGCCAACGTTGTTTCAACGCTGATGGACGAATACTTACGAGTCATTGGTTTTCCTTACCTAGCGGGTGTAGTGAATACGAATTGGATACTTGTCTGCCAACTTCAACGCTTCTTCATTGAGACGCTGTTGATAGAGAGCAAAGATATAACGTGAGGCTGCAACGCCTGCAGATGATGGCAACTTAGAATCGTTTAGATCTGACTCAGCCGAAGTGAGATTGATTCGTCCAGCGTCAAGATAAGATAGTAATTTGTATGATGCGCCGAGGACGACAACATCCTTACAAGAATCTGGTAAACCAGTAACGTCAGCAAAATCATCTGTGTTTGCGTCAAGAGTGTTCGGCGTGGCGGTGTACCAAACTTGAATTGTACGACCAGGTTGTACGTTCTCATAGATATTGATTGTATTCTGTGTGTTAAATGTAGCAGAATTTGCCATACCATCTAAGCGCCAGCGATTAACTGGTAGCCATTCTTGGCTAGAACCAGTAGTCTGCCAAGAGATAAATAGAACATCTTCGCAATCATCAGGTAGTGGATATGTTACTTGAGATGCATTAAATGTAAATGTATAAGCATTAGCAATCCAGAGTTTAGGATAAAAACTGTTGATTGTATCGTTGATAGCCTTCTTAATAGAGTTACGTGGGAAGGTTGGAGATAGGGTTACTGGGGCATACTGTGAGTGAGGCGATGCTGTTGTTCCCTGATACCCACGACCAAAACCTGGGATAACATTTAACTGGCTGTTTGCCTTATCAAAAGAATCAATCCAAATAAGTTCATCATCAATTTCGATAATACCTTTGGCTAGGTTAGAAGATGAACCAACGGTAATTTCAGTGCTGGTAGTAGTTAAACCAGCAGGGTTAGCAACATAAGTGATGCGGTCTTGGCGTAGTGCATAACCTTGTAGGTTAGCCTTTACCTCGTCCACCATTTCGTTGAGTGTTGGCATTATTTCCTTTCATACCAGCCATCTCCCCATAGAGTAAGGAGTCTTGCAAAGTATTGTTCGTATTGTGGTGCGATAGCATCCAAGGAATACAAGGACACTGCTCGCTTATGTATTGCTACTGGGTCTAAACTCTTAACCCACTCTGTTGCTACTGCAAACTCCATTGCATTTCTGCAACGGTATCCAGTAACACCTTGTGGATTAGTTTCTGTAAACGCTCCCCAGTCTGTGGTAATCGTTGGAGTTCCACAGGCTTGT